GGGCATAGTAGAAACTCCTTTAGCTGCTGTAGTATTGCTCGTCGAAAGCGTGAAGGTTTGGTGCTTGCCTATGGGCTTCCCGTGTTTCTAGGATAGCTGCCGCATCAATATAGCTGAAGGCTTTGTATCGGGCATACTCTGCATTCTCTAGCCATGCATCGTCGGCACCACAGGGTAGTGGTGGGCATGGTTGATGCGATGAGTGCAACATGTCCAGTCCCCATTCCCGTAGCTGCTCGGGATTGTTTAACTTAGGTGGTGCTGGGAACAGATTACGAGCTTTGTGCAATCTGTTTTTACTCCCTGTTTCAGCAAACAGTTTGCGAAATTCCCACAGCTTAACTGCTACCTTGTTACGTTGTTTCCTGTTCTCATGTAGTAGTGAACTACCACTAATACAATTCATTAGTTCATCAGTATCCATAGATGGATTACCTCACAATTGTTAGTTAGTTTTAATCAAAGTTTATGCCAGCAACATCTGGCTCTATCCAGTACTGTATATTTATATTTTCTTCAGTTCTTTTTGTTGCATGTTTCCACATTGCTTCAGCATCACGCTTAGTTAGTCTATCTTGTAACCAATAAACCTTTCCTGAACGATCATCTCGCTGCATTAAACGCCATGCACCCACGTAATCTTCCATAGTTAAATACCTTACAATTGTTAGTAGGTTTGTTAGTAAGCATTAACCCCATAAGTTTAGGGGCTTATTATCTCGACGTTCACGGCGATATTCTCGCTGGAGTTCAGCTATTGCCTTGCCTTCAGTGAGTCTAGATTGTCGTGCGATTGTCATGGCTTCAGCCATTAGAGCGCGAGTTTGCGCGTTAATTTCGTTTCTAGTCATGTTTTGTTAAAGCCCTCAAAATTGTTAGTAGGTTTGTTTATTTTTTACCACGCTACTTTCCCACAGTTAATACATCTTTGTATTGGAATTGTTTTGCCAATAATAAATTTTGCAAACTCTAATTCTTCATAAAGGCTTAATGGGCGTATTGTTTGCTGACTAATGGGTACATCTGGATTATTAATTATTGCTTTTCCAGTCTGGTATTGGTGGTTACAGGTTTTCATCTGTAACATACCTCCCTTAATTGTTACATTGGTTTTGTAGTGCATACTGTGTTACCAATACACACTAGAAAACCACTACGCCCACAATTAAGTAGGCGCAATAGTTCCTTACTGTGTTAGGCAGTAGCTAGACGTTCTGCCTCACGTTCCATGTTGCCAACATTTCGCTCATAACTGGCGACAAGTTGACTAGATGGTGAACTAATTGTTGATTCGCTGGCACGTTCTAATTTTCTAGCCTTCCTTGTACTATCTCTTTTACTGCGTAATTTTCGCGCTACTTTGAGTTTCCTGACACGATTTTTCTGTGCCTTACGGATCTGTTTTTTCATAGATAGATTACCCCAACTGGTAGTGGTAGTGGATTGGTTTTGTGGTGCCTACTGGTAAAACAATAGACACTAGAAAACCATTGCGCCCACAGTAAAGTAGGCGCATTGGTTAGTACTTGCTAACTGGGACAGTCAACTATGCTGCGATATCTTCATCAACTGCTGGCACAATTAACTCTACTTCAAATTGTGCGCCTACTACGTCCAGCATCTGCTGCAGTGTTAAACCATTAGACTCTGCAGATTTTACAGCTTGTTCAAACTTTTCGGCTGCAGTTTTATCTGCTGGTATTTCAAGTTCAGCCCAGAATGTAGGGTTAACTTGCATGTTAGACTTGTTAACGCGCCGCAATGCTTTGGTATCCTTGTTAATTTCAAGGCCGCATTCCTTAGCATGAGCGATTAACGTCTTACGATTGAGCATTTTGAATGTTTTTGGCTTTGACAATTGACCTATCACGTTAATCATGTGGGTAAATGGTGCAAAGTTACTGTGTTCATTCGCTTGTTGTGCTACAAAATCCATAGCAAGTGGCAAAATATGAGATGCCTTTGCCTCAATTGTGTCTTTATGGATTGTTTTCAGTTGTGATTTAAAGTTACTAGCAGTGATTGTGGTTATTGTTGGCATTTTTGTTACTCCAAAGTTTAAAAAGGTTAGTGTTTAGAAAGTGAATACTAGGATTAGCACTCACTCAATAAACACCAAACAAAAAAAAGACTAGCGAATGCCAGCCTTTAGTTTGATTAGGTGTATATCTATTCCTATTATCCGATACAGCGGCTCTAGTGTACTTAATTAACTTTCCTATACTTGATAGGTGTCTCTCACGTATCGCAGCAGTAAGATGGTTTTTAAAGCTTTGATCATTTTTCACATACTTAACGTAGTGGCGCGTAAACTTGTTTTAACTGATTTAACTTTGTAATGAACTACAAAGTATCAAGCACGTACTAATTAATTTTTTCAATAGGCGTGTCTATGGCGTGTCTTATATGCTGGATTATTATATCGCTTACGCCGTGATAGAGCCGATCTACACCAAGTGACCGATAACATGCGGGAATCCCGTTAGGGCGCTATGCATTCAATTGATCTGGGACTTCACAAGATTCCTTACCATCTAGCCAACATGTGCCGTCTAGAATCCTTATCTTCTCGATCTGGGATCAATCTACAAAGTAGTGTCTACTGCTACTACTACTACACCACTTATCCTCAATGATTCAGCCAAATTGAGTACGCTGTTTGTACCTTACTTTTTTCAAACTCTTACACGTTCAAGTGGGGGTGTTGAGTTTGCCGATACATATGTCTATCTAGTCCGACCACCTTATAGATATATAAGTGAGACATCTGGAGAACTGATGGAGGTTCCTTCACTATTGGCAATTAGTTAGATCAATTAAACATATAGACAATAGTTAACTAATAAATTTGGTTATTAAAACAGTCAAAAACACTAAATTAGTGAAAATAAACTTCAATTAAATCAATAGGTTACAATAGTGAAGGAATAGTGAATTAGGGATTTAGGGCTTAATTGGTAGCAGAACAGCTATAATTTTAAATGCTCTCAAATCGGCTCAGAATGCGCCTAATTGCATGGTAGTTGGTTAAAAAGTAACCAGTTTTGGAAGGTTTTAAATTGATTCTAGGGGTCTGAAATGATTGGGAATTTTGATAAATTAGTGACAATTGAGTGAGATATTCGATAACTCGTTCGCCTACTTTTTACCTTCATTTCATGGGGAAATAAGAGTGTAAACTTCTCAATGCTAGGTGGCTGATGAATAAAGGTTCCGGTAATGGTGCATAGTATTTTGTAGCAGACTACACTTTTGAATTTGTGAAGTAGACTACAGTTTTTATTTCTGTAGCAGACTACAATTTGTAGTGGACTACACTTTTCTGCATGGGTGGGCAGGTGGCCGTAGGGGGTATCCCCCCGTATAATATGCCTTCTCAGACATTTTAAGCAGTTTTAGGTTGTAAAGTTTAAACCCGCTGATTAAACGGCTCTTAACGTGCCTGATGTACCTTTAGTGTGATTTTTTAGACTAGTGTACCCAAGTTACAATATTTCAAAGGGCAATAGGTACAATAGGTAACCTATGTAAAGGGGTAGAAAAGGGGTGGAAGGATGTTGAACTAGATACAATAATTGTACCTTAAGTTTATTAATTATTTATAAATTAACTTTGAAGTAGTTAACTACTTTTAACTATTGTACATCTACTAGTGCTTTAGACTGCTACTAAATTTAAATCTTGTCAAGCTTTTCTTAATTAGCCTTCTTGTGTTATTTTATAGTGAAGTATTCAAAAATTGTGTATTTATGTCTGAAATTACCCAATACATCCCTTCTAACAAGAAACAACGAACATACACTGAGAAACAGCAAAGTTTCTTAGATAATTTAGTTAGTGCAGGAGGAGATGCGAAAGTAGCTGCTGAACTAGCAGGATACGCAGATAATGTGTATCCACAGGTTGTACGCACGTTAAAAGAGGAGATTATTGAATTAGCTTCTGAGATACTTGCACAATCGGCTCCTAAAGCCGCTATGAAGCTCGTAGAGGTCATGGAGTCTGAAACTGCTATCCCGCAGTCAAATGTTAAGGTACAGGCCGCACAGACGATCCTAGACAGAATAGGGCTAGGTAAGATGGATAGGGTAGATGTTAATCATAATATCGAAAATAATACAGGTGCGTTGTTTATACTTCCTGCAAAGAAACCATCTACAATAGAGGCTGAGTATGAGATTCCCCAAGACGAAACCTAAAGGTAAAGGAATTGTACCCTTTGGTTATGTTTACAATGAAGAATCTAAATTACTTGAAGCAATACCAAATTACCTAGAAACCCTAGAAGAAGCCTTACAGCTATTTGAAAATGAAAAACTAGGCTCATTACGTGAATCAATAGATTATATTAAGTCTAAGATTCCTGAAGCTAAGATATCCCACCAGACTTTTTCTAACTACGTTAAACGAGATAAGAAACCTCGTAGGCAGTACACTTACCATTCTAAAGTAAAACATGCTAAAGACGTTAAACGTAAAATAGCGACACAACGTAAAAAAGTTAAAAGCATTGAAAGAAAGCTAAACAGCACTAAAACCCGACTAAAAGAAAAAGAACAGGTATTTAGTAAGCTTAGTGAAGAACCTAATAAAAAAACAATTGCTGGTAAAATTGTTGATATTGCTCCTATTCCTGAAAAATACAAAAAAGATATTGAGCAAGCTGTTGTATTTTCACCTAATGAAGGCCCACAAGAAGAATTTCTAGCTGCTTCAGAAACAGACGTATTGTACGGTGGTGCTGCAGGAGGAGGAAAATCCTACGCTATGTTAGTCGATCCTCTAAGATACGCACACAGAGCGGCTCACAGAGGATTAATCATTCGACGTTCTATGCCTGAACTAAGGGAATTGATTGATAAAAGCAGGGAACTCTATCCTAAAGCCTTTCCCGGCTGTAAGTACAGAGAAGTAGAGAAAATGTGGAATTTTCCCTCTGGGGCCAAAATAGAGTTTGGCTTTCTTGAAAGGGATGCAGATGTCTATCGTTATCAGGGTCAAGCCTATAGCTGGATAGGGTTTGATGAAATTACTCACCTACCAACAGAATTCAGTTGGAACTACCTTGCCTCACGATTAAGAACAACAGATTCTACAATTGTGCCTTACATGCGCTGTACTGCTAACCCCGGAGGTGTAGGCGCACATTGGGTTAAGAAAAGATATATAGATCCTGCTGAAGATAATCAAAGTTTTGAAGGTGCAGATGGTTTAACTCGTAAGTTTATACCTGCTCGATTAGATGATAATCCTTACTTAGCAACTGATGGTAGATACGAGAAAATGCTAATGGCATTGCCTCCTACACAGCGTAAACAGTTGCTTGAAGGGAATTGGGATGTTAACGAAGGAGCTGCTTTCACTGAGTTTAATCTTGAAACCCATGTCATTCCTCCATTTGAAATCCCTTTCAATTGGGAACGAGTAAAGGGGATTGACTATGGTTATGCCAGTGAATCTGCCTGTATCTGGGCGACTCTTGATCCTAGTGATGGAACGCTTATTGTTTACAGGGAACTTTATAAGAAAGGGTTAACAGGTGAAGATTTAGGTTATGCTATTACAGAAATGGAATTACAAGATCCTTTTTCAGTCCCCGGAGTCCTTGATACTGCTGCTTGGAATAGAACAGGTACTACTGGCCCTACAGTAGGAGAAACTATTGTTAGGCAGGGACATAAGCTACGAAGGTCAGATAAAAATAGAATTCAAGGAAAAATACAAATACATGAGTATTTAAGGCTACAGGCTAGTGGCAGACCTAAATTACAGATATTTAATACTTGTCCTAATCTTATTCGTGAGCTTCAAGGTATACCCCTTGATAAGTCAAATCCTGAAGATGTAGATACAAAAGCACAAGATCATGCTTATGACGCTCTAAGGTATTTAATCATGTCCAGACCCAGAGTAAGTGATCCTTTGTCACAATTGAGGGATTTAAGGCGGGAACAGGTTTATACTCCTGCTGACAGCATTTTTGGTTACTAGTTGTAAATTTTACAAAGTTGTCTAATATACAAGAACTAATACTAGCTATACATACAGTTACGATTAATTTTACACCCTTAGATAGTGTATTTGGATATTAATCAGGTACGAAAAGATAATTAACGGAGAAATAAATAATGGCAAACCCAGTTTATAACATAAGAGATACAGGAAGAAATTCTGCAAGGACAACTGATGTTCGTGAGATTGCAGACAATCTTGTGACCTCTTGGACTTCTGTAACTACAGGGACGATTGCTGTAACAGATGATACAAATACTGACGCAAGTTTTACTCAACCTGCTGACACAATAATTCGTAGTCTTATTGCTATTCCTGCAGGAAACATTGTTACAGGTGGTAGCAGTGGTAACGATGTAGACTTTAGTCTAGGTACTTCTTCAGGTGGCACTCAACTTATTGCAACAGAAGCTATCCTTGACGATGGTGGTTCTGCAGTAACTTGGACTGCTAATGCACCGCTTTACATTATTCAGGATTCACATGGACACGCAGCCAATGCTTTTGTTGGTACTGGTGTAACTGCTGGTGTTGTCGGTGGCCCTGCAACAAGTGAAGCAATTGTAATTGCAGCAACTTTGTATACTGCTTCAGCAAGAACTTTGTATACTCGTTTGACTCCAGTAGGGGCTGACTTGGCTACTGCAGCAACAACAGTAACTTATCTTGTTGAATTTTTGCATCTTGGCGCAACACCTGATCAATAGAGATTAGTTCATGGCTGAAGAAAATAACTTAACAGCAAACGAACTTTATTTTAAGTCAGTAGAGGATGAACAAGGATTAGAACTTACGCTTGAGGAAACTCTGCGTAATAACCTTGTTGCTCTACTGGCTGATAGATATGAAGCTGCAATCTCTTCTAGAGATCACGATGAAAAGCGGTGGATAACTGCTTATCATAATTATCGTGGTATATATGGTAAAGAAGTTCGTTTTAGAGAAACTGAAAAGTCTAAAGTTTTTGTTAAAGTAACTAAAACAAAAGTGCTTGCGGCTTTTGGTCAGCTTGTGGATGTTATTTTTGGAGCCAATAAATTCCCTATTGGTATATCTGAAACTAAAATTCCTGAAGGCTCTTCACGTTTTGCACATTTAGATACCAACAATCCTATACCCGGATTAGAAACTCCTTTAGCACCAGTAGAGCCGGGGGATAATCCATTTGATGTTGGGTTTGAAGGAGATGGTAAAACTTTAAAACCGGGAGCCACTTTTGATAGTGGAAAATTTGATGTAGTTCCATTAGAGAAAAAAGTTGAAGACTCTTTAATTGAAGGTGCTACTTCTAATCCTCAGTTTTACCAGTTGTCTCCTGCGCAAGAAGCTGCTAGACGTATGGAAAAATTAATCCATGATCAGATTGAAGAATCTAATGGTTCAAGTGAAATACGAAATGCATTATTTGAATCTTCTTTATTTGGTACAGGCATCGTTAAAGGGCCATTTAATTTTAATAAAACATTAAATAAATGGGATGAGAATGAAGAAGGGGCAAGAGTTTATAAGCCTATTGATGTAAGAGTTCCAAGAATAGAATTTGTATCTATATGGGATTTCTTCCCTGATCCCAATGCAACTAATATGGATGAGTGCGAATATGTTTTTCATCGTCATAAGATGAATAAAACAAAACTTCGTTCTTTATCTCGTATGCCTTATTTTAATAAAGAAGCTATACGAGAAGCTTTATCTGCAGGAGCTAACTACCAAGAAGCAGAATATGAAAATGCTTTACATGATGATTCAAGATCTGAAACTTATGGTGGAGATTTATTTGAAGTAGTCGAGTACTGGGGTGTTATGGATGCCGAGTATGCTCGACAGGTAGGGATGGATATAGATGAAAGTGTTGATAACTTAGATGAAGTGCAAATCAATGCTTGGATGTGTAATGGCTTTTTATTAAGAGCAGTTGCTAACCCATTTACTCCTTTTAGACTTCCATATCACTCATTCCCTTATGAAAGAAATCCTTATA